CTTAGCCTAATGGAAGAACAGCAAGAGCTAAGAATGAAACTAGCTGAAAGCAAAGCAAAAATCATAGAGGCTAGAAAAAAAGAAAAAGAGCTACATAGCTTATGGCTTCACAACAACTAAAAAAAGTTTTATAGGACTCACGCTCTAGGGCGTGGGTCTCATTAAAATTTTTAACACTAACATTAACAATTATTATTATTACTATGGCACACAAAATTAAAAGATACACCTCAGACAATGGCACTAAGTATGAGCTTAAAAATCATACGCTAAGAGTTACTGGCAAATACGGCTACAAGGTTGGAGATGGTTACTCATACCCAGACGACATAGCACATTATGTCCACGAACACGAAGAAGAGCTAAGAATACTCAAATGGGAAGTTGAATGCGAAATGAAAGGCGAGTACGATAAGGTAGTATCAGCTGAAGCAGAATATTTTAAAAGAAACTTTTAGTACAAGTAATAATAAAGTTAATACCACAAAGCCCTAGACTAACCCTCTGGGGCTTTTTAGTGTAACCAGTTTGACTAATCCTAATCTAACCCTATAAGAAAATTATGAGTTACTTTGATAGAGCTAAGTTAAAAAAAGATTCTGTAGCTTTAGACGATTTAGATAAGGCTATTATAGGTATCAAAAATGGTTACCTAGTTTATTCATACGACAGAATGGTAAGGCACTTTATGAACAAAGGGCTAAGCCATATAGAGGCAATCAGCTGGGTTGACCATAACATAGTTGGCTTGGATTGTATGGGTACTTTTATAATTGATAAGACTGAACCAGAAGTATGAGCGAATCTGTTTTAATTACCCTACCGATTCCTAGCCCAAAGCTTTCTAGGAATTATACACCCATCAGTAAGCAAGGCATAGGTATGGTGCGTAACTTAATCAAAAGACATAAGATACTGGCGATTGATGAAATAGATAAGCTGAACATTTACACTAAGCCTTGGGAGAAAGTAGAAGCCCAAGAGACTTACTATTTTAAAACTAATCGTAGGCGTGACATCAGAAACGCTGAGGCACTCTGTAAGGCGTACTACGATGGCTTTGTAGAGGCTGGGCTTATGGCTGATGATAACCACAATATACTAACGCATCTACCGACTAAGCTCGATGTAGATAAGGATAACCCAAGGGTAGAGATTGTGCTTACTAGGATTTTATGAAAACCACACGACTAATATTTAAAAGAATAAAACAAAATGAAAACATACCAGCTATTAGAAAATACAGACATCGCAGTAAATGACGATGTAGTAGATAAGCTAGAGCCAGTAGTAGAACATACCAGAGAGCTGGCAGTAGTGATGGCTCGTCTAATGGTGTTTCTAATATCTGGTGGTACAGCTTCCAGTATTGGTGCTAGAACTATGGTGCTAGCCCAAGCTCTTAACCTAGACTTAGGTAACAATATTAAATCCTTTGAGGATATTGCTAAGGCATCTGGTCTTACTCGCTCAGCTGTATCAGCTGTAGCTAATGAGTTACGAGATACCTTTGGCTTGCAATCCTATAACAATCGCCCAGAATCTAACAGAGATAATTGCAGAAAGGCACAACTATGAACGAGCTAAGCATACTAACAACAATAGAAAACAATATAAAGGCATTAGATGTTGAGGCACTACAGCGAGCCAACACAGCTAAGCAGAACATTAGTGAAGCGTGCAAGGTTGGCGTACAGATAGGGCAACTACTTAAAGAAGCTCAGAGCCATACTGGTCGTAACAACTACAAGAGCTGGTTAGTCCAGAACTTTGGTGAGGACTTTACTAAGAGAGCTGTTAAGTATCGCAGAGTAGCTGACGACCCCAAGCAAATGGCACTAGCATTAGGTGTAGTGTCACCAGCTGAAAGAGCCAGAGGGGGGGGCAGTCAGAATATAAAAGCTAAGCCAGCTAGTCATTTAGTCTATACTAACAAGCTTTCAGCGTACCTAAGGAATACTAATAATCTATCTGAGGTAGATGCTGTAGCCTTAAAACCGATTGTAAGCGACTTGAAGAGGTTAGGGCTATGTTAGGCTTACCTATGGGTGGGGGGGCTTCTAGGGCTATTGTAGCTCGTTTATGGGCAAATCTAGCAATAGTTAGGGGGTATGTCAGCAATAAGGAATCTATTAGCACTATGAGCCTCGTGGGTTCATCGCCTTGCCACATTTTTTTATGCGAAGTAGGAATCTCAAATAAGGTGTCAAGTTGACACTAAGCCCAAGGTATGGATAATCGTGAGAAGCACGCTAACAAGTTTGGAGTAAGCACTAGAACCATCTCTAGGTGGCTAGCTGATAACGCACCCATAGATGATGACGAGGGAATGATAAGGTGGTTTTCTGGGCGACCAAACCTACCGACAAGTGTAAGACAATGGCTGACTAAAGTGACAGCTGAGAAAGCTATACTCGATAGCCCAGTACTACAAGATAACAAGACTCTGGAGGAACGCAGAGAGGAACTAGACAAGTTACTAGATGAGGCGTTGCGTACTCATAATGTAGCTGAGGCAAAAATACTAACTGAGCTACTGGTAAAGATTGATGAAAGTTTAAGACGCTCAGAGGCTCACGCCAAAAAGCTAGGGCTGGATAATGGTGAGACCATAACTAGAGAGAAGTGCGAGCAGATACTAGAATATGTATTCTACTCTGGTAATGCTTGTATTGATTCTAACTTGCAACAGATATGCGATAAGCTGGCAGATATGGAATCAGCCCAAGATATATACCACTTTCTAAAACCAGTTTTGACTGGTGGGCATTTGTTTAGTGGCATCGACAAGATGGCAAAGGTTAAAACAGCAATCGCTATACCACCATTTGTTGTCGATGTCGCTAAACTTTCTTCTAAGGAGTACCTAGAAAATCCAGAACTGATATGGGACTCTTAGACTTACAGACTAAAGATATTGTTAGCTGGTGCGAGGAAAACATAAATTTAGATTATGGCTTGTACCAGAGGGACAGACACCCACTAATGACTGAGCCACTAAGGGCGTGTGCTAAAATGCGTGGTGGTATGGTTGGTCTGATAGGGTCAGTACAATGCGTCAAAACTTTAACAGCTCAGCTATGGCATTTGTACTCTATGAAACATACGCCAAGTCGTTCAGCTCACTATGACTTAACAGCTGAAACCTTGAACGAGTTTAGTGCAGATAAATTTACACCTTTGCTAATGGGGTGCGATTCGGTTATGCGAACTATACCAGAAACTAGGTACGCTATCCAGACGCATTATATGAAACCAGTCTATGGGTCTATTCGGTTGCTCTCAGCAAATGTACTGAGTAACCGAAATAGTAAGACCCTAGAGCGAGTTAGTTTAGACGAGGCTTGGGCGTATGAGGCTGGTTACATTGGTCAGATATTAGACCGACTAACCAGCTATGGTTGGAGCAAGCAAGTTTTTCTACCTAGCTCTGGTGCAACAAAGGGTAGTGACTTAGATAAGTTATGGGATAGGTCGTCACAGAAGCTATGGCATATACCTTGTGATAGCTGTGGCGAATATCAGCCACTCGTGTGGACTCACGAGAAAGATGAAGCTGGAAACATTCCAAAGGGTGGTATAAGATTCGATACAAGCGACAATGTAAAGTTGCCAGATGGTAGCTGGAACTATCCAGAGTTGAAGAAAACGATTAGATATGAATGTAGTAAGTGTGGTCATTTGCATAAGTATAGCACGAGTAGCCAACACGCCAGAAACTTAAAGGGTAAGTACATTAGTATGAACCCAAATGGTGAGGCACGACTAGACTTTTATAACTACAATGCGTTGGCTCACTTTAGCTGGGAGGATTTGGTCGAGCAGTTTGTAGATGCTACTGATGCTAAGAATCGTGGTGACTTGGATTTACTAGAGAATTTTGTGCGTAAGCGTTTAGCATCGCCTTGGGATACTGGCAAATATATCAGCCAATCAGATGCACCAAAAGCATCTGGTGGCTATGAGCTTGGCGACCCTTGGGAGAAAGCTAAGTATTATTTCTGTACTATTGATACGCAAAAAGACCATTGGTATTATATTATTAGGGCGTGGTCAGACGATGTAGAGAGCAGACTTATAGAGCGTGGTAAGGTGGTTAATGATAACCAGATAGTAGATGCGTGCAAGCGATGGAATATACCACAAGGTGGGCTAGACCCAGAGATAGGGTGCAGAGTTTTTATTGATGGTAACTATAATACAAGTGAAGTAGCTAGGCTGTGTGCTAAGAATGGCTGGACGATGTTAAGAGGTGATAACAGTAAGCCATACCGACACGATGATGGCGTACACAGAATCTATAGTAAGCAACAATTTGTAGATGCCTTTGAGGGTACTGGTAGTGCTGGTAGTAATTACGCTAGTCAGTTTTGGTTTAGTAACAACGAGGCTATGCTTAGGCTCTCTACTATTCGTGGCATTACAGAACCAGCTAAGCTCTGGACTTATGCAGATAATGCTGGCGAGGATTACGAGAAGCAAATAAATGCTTGGGTACGAATAGCTAAAAAGAAAGCCAAGGACAACAGCACCTACTACGACTTTGTACAGAGGTATAGGCACGACCACTATGGGGACTGCGAAAAGATGCAGATAGTAGTGGCGAATATGGCTGGGTTAGTTGGTCAGCAAGGGGCATAAAAAAAGCCCCATCGCTGGGGCTTTGAAAGTTTAGTTTTCATTAAGCTATTTTATATAAGGCTTTCTCGATTTTTTTAGCTTCTATAATTTGTGCTTTGTTTTGTGCTAATTCCATTCTAAGTTTTTCTTCTCTCTGCATTAGGCTGAGTATTTTTTGGTTAGCGTTTTCAAGTTGAATTTGTAAGTGTGTCATATTTTTTTTTGTGTTAATAATTTAAGTTAATATAACTAAAAAAATAGATTAGTACCCAAGAGTCAATAGCTAAATGAAAAAAATAAAAAATAAATATACTTGACCTATTTTAGTCTATGGCTAGTTTTGGTGTAAATTATTATTACATTATGACTACAGTAAATATAACAGAAATTAAAAAGGGCGTAGAGTTTAAGGTAGATGTTCACACAAGGCATAGCAGTAAACAGATGCGTTTGGTTAAATTAAAAGACTCTAGGTATAAGCTATGTAGATACATACCAGCTTACTTTGATTCTTACGAGGACGCAATAGACTACATTAAGTTTTATAATTGTGGTATATTTGAAAATAAAGATAACATTACTTTTACTTACTTAAACCAATAACACTATGGCTAAACATATATCAGAAATACTGGACGAGATTCTTATAAACCTACCAAAACCTACTGAGGAAAAGAATTTTTTTACAAAACCTTAATGGAATAACCCAAGCACGACACTCAATTCACGACATAGATGTCGTATATTAGGGGGGTCAAAAGGGAGAGGGTTTGCCCTTGCATTTATAATAAAGCTAATTTAAAACTATATACACTATAATTACACTATAATACACACTATGAAAAAACTTATATATACACTACTATTAATATCG